ATGAGCGAGTCCGATCGCGAACCCGTATTGCTGTCCTCTCTGGAGGCATTGCAGCACAATCTTCAGGACGCCGGAATGCTGCGCATGAAAGCGTCCCTGTATTCGGAGGCTGCCGTGCGCGAGGCGCTGGGAGACTCCGAATACAGGCGAATCTCGGAGAAGCTGGACAGGCGCGCGCTGCTGGCGCAGCTCGACGCGGTGTCCTTGTTCCTTCTACAAGTCCTTGGTCTTGTTTCGGTCGGTGAGGGCGAGGTCGATCTGCTGAGCGCCGAAACCGATGTAATGGACGGCGCGGGCGAGTTTCCTCACCTCTTCGCTTTCTGCATGATCCCGGAGCCACGCGGCGCTACTGGTTCCGACGCGGAGATTATCGAGCGCTTCGTTAAGCGCCTCTCGTTGTGTCTGCATTGAAATTCTTCCTTTCCCCGCTGTCGTGCGGATTGTTTTGGTTGGCACCTTCAAGCCTACCGGCGACGGGGAAAGGGCCTTGCTCCTGAAAGGAACCCTCATGATCTGGTTTATTGTCTCCATCGTCCTGCTGCTCTTCAGCGCCGTCATTACCGGCGTCGCGCTGTCCAACAACGTCAAGGGGGCCGGCATCGGCCTCATTCCGGGCCTCATCGGATTGCTGCTGCTGATCCCCTCATGCCTGTACTCCGTGGACGTGGGCGAGGTCGCGGTCATCCGCAACATGGGCGGCAGTCTGGCCGGCCATTCCGAAGACGCGGGCTTCCATTTGAAGACGCCGTGGCAGAGCGTCATCAAATACGACACCCGCAACAACCTCATCAACTTCTACAAAGACACCGATTACAAGTACGAGGGCGGCAGCGCGGTCGGCAAGCAAGTCACCGTCAACGACAAGAGCGGCGCTTCCGCCGACATCGACATCCAAGTCAACTACAGCCTCGATCCGAGCGCCGCCGAATACCTGTACTCGGAGTACGGCAAACAGCAGACGTTCACGCAGAACTACATCAGTAACGATCTGCGTTCCGTGGCCCGCGAACAGTCCGGCCGGTTCGACACCCTGACGATGCTCACCAACCGGGGCGAATACACGAAGGCGGTGCAAGAGGCGCTGGCGGCTAAGTGGAAGAAGATCGGCCTGACCGTAGAACAGGTCAGCGTGCAGGACGTGCGCTATGGCGACGAGATCGTCAAGAAGTACAACGAGGCTCAAGCGGCCGAGATCGACAGGCAGAAGGCGTTGAACGAGCAGGAAGTCGCCAAGACCGAGGCCGAGACCAAGAAGATCAAGGCGCAGGGCGAGGCCGACGCGAACGCCGTGCTCAACGAAAGCCTGACCGACAACGTGCTCAAACAGCATTACATCGACGCGCTGTCCAACGCGGATCAGCTCGTCGTCGTCCCTGACGGCGCTGACACGCTCGTCCAGACCAAGTAAAGGAGGCGGTCATGTTCAAGCGCTACCCGTACACGATCGGCCTCGTGGCCGTCGTCTCGTTCATCTGCTGCATAGCGTGGCTGCTCACGCATGAGGCGTGCATGCACCCGCTCGGCAACGGCTTGGCTGCATGGTGGGCGTTCGTCGTCGTGCCCACCTTGTTCATCGCCATCGCCGAGGAAGCGGGGGATGAGGCGTGAACGTCCCCGTGCTGACCATCTAAAAGGCTTGCCCGCCATCATTGCATTCCCTTCCAATATGGCGGGCGGCGACAAGGAAAAGTCGTTAACACCGCCTCTCTCAAACCCCGCGCGCCGTCGGCTCCCCACATTTTTCCGGCGGCGTGCGGTACGGGCGGGCAGGTTCGCCCCCGGCCAAGATCGGCGCAGTGGTGGCGTCGGCAACCAGCCGGGACGTGGTTCGATTCCACGGCCGTCCACTGCGATCGCGTCAACGTCGCCCCCTCGCACGCCACTGACAGGACAACGCGGAATGCCCGTGCGAGCGGGGAGCGATGGACACGGCAGGCTTCGACTCCTGAGGCCGCACCACCGAGTCCAGCGCGACCGCAACCCACATACTCCGACAGAAAGGAACGCGCACATGGTGCATCAGCCGCCACCGGACGAATACGACCACAGGGAAGAGGGATGCAGCCTGTTCGAGTGGCCCCTGAGCGACGAGGCGCTGCACATGGGTGCCGGCGAGCTTTTGGACTCGCTCATAGACACGATCCGCAGGCTCAACGTCGATCCGCAATGGGATCGCACGCTGATCTTCCCCCGCTTCGACGATGTGGTCGTGGATCGCGGACGCCGGCAGATCACCGCGCGCTGCATGTGGAAGATCAAGCCCGACTATCAGATGAAAGGAACCAAGAAATGACCGATATCTCGCTTGAGGAGCGCTTGGCCCGTAGCCTCGCCGGCCGGCTGCTCGGCTACACCGAGGGCGACGTGGACGACATCGCCAACGTGAAGGACTCGCTCGAAGACGCTCTCAAGGACGCCGGCGTTGAACTGTGCAAGCCGGTCAAGGCCGGCGTGTACGTCGCGCCCAACCCGGCCGAGGTGTCCGACTTCCTCGAAGAGGTGTTCAAGAACGTCAAACCGCAGTTCGTCGTCACCGATGACGCCGATGACGACGACGAGGAAGAGGACGACGGCCCGGATGATGACGGCGAGCTTGCCGAGCTGGAGCATATGCGCGACGTGGCCGACATGGCCTATGCGGCGCTCTCCGACCTCGCCCTGCACTGCCACAACCGCCGCGAAGACGTGGCATGGGGCATCGCGAGCAGCGCAGCCAAGGACGCGCACACCCTCGCCACGTTCGTCGGCGACTGGATCGAGGACATGGAGGACGAGGACTAGTGGCCGGCGAAACCATTCTCACGATCGTCGGCAACCTCACCGCCGACCCCGAGATACGCACCACCGGCGGCGGTGCCCCGGTAGTGAACTTCACGATCGCCTCGACGCCCCGCAACCACAACCGCCAATCGAACCAGTGGGAGGACGGGCCGGCCCTGTTCATGCGCTGCTCGTGCTGGAACGACATGGCGCAGCACGCCGCCCAGAGTCTCGCGAAGGGCATGCGCGTCATCGCACAAGGCCGGCTCTCGCAGCGCTCCTATCAGGCTCAGGACGGCACGAACCGCACCGTCATGGAGCTGACCGTGGACGAGATCGGCCCCAGCCTGCGGTATGCGACCGCGCAGGTCATGAAGCAGAGCGGCGGTAATCACGGCGGGTATTCGGGCGGCACCACCTACGGCAACCCCGCCGGCAACCCGCCCGCCGCGCCACGGCCAACAGCGGCACCGGCTCAGCCGCCGGCTTCCGATCCGTGAGCCAACGGCAGCGGCTACACGTCGGACTCATTCGCCCCGGCCGATCCGGCCGGCGAACCGGAATTCTAGAAAGGACGCTCTCATGGCGAAAAAGAAGGACAAGGGGATACAGGACTCGCTCATACCCGACGAGATCACCCCGTTGCAGCTCCTACCCCTGTCGGCCGCCGCCGGCGCGATCAAGAAAGCCGCCAGCGCGTTCCGCGTCAAGGCCGCACGCCTCTTGGAATGCGAGGACAAGGCCGAATACATCGAGAAGTACAAGGGCATCAGCCCCTACGTCGAAGCCCTATACGACGCGGACGCCGCCGCGCAGCACATCATCGACGAAGCCACGCTCATGGACGACCTGATGACCTACCCGACCGACACGCGCCGGCGGATCATGCGCGACGACCTCGAACGATCGTTCGACCCGTTCCACGGGCTGCCCACCACCGATGACGGGGAAGACGGCGGGGAGGCCGTCGATCCGAACACCGGCGAGATCAAATAACCCATCACATTGAGAGAGGCTTATATGCAGCAGTCAAATAAACGGGATGGTGCGTCGTGTCTGTGAACTTCGACAGCACCTTCGGCTTCGATCCGGGCGTGCAGGACAGCAGCATGGCCGCACGCGGCCTGTACGCGACGATGGTGACGTGGTGCGACCACCAGATATACACGCGGCCGGACTCGTTCGACGGAACCTTCGACCTCAAGCGCGTCAGAAGCGTCGGCGGAAACGCCAGACTCGTGCGCGAACTCGTGGAAAACGGCCTCTTCGAGGAGGTCGGCGAAGGCTTGTACAGGGTCGTGACCCGTCGCGGCCTCGCCGTGTTCGGCAGCTTCAAGAACCAGAAGAAGCCGCTCACACCCGAGGAAGCCGCCGAACTGCACGAAAAGAAAGCGGCCGCCGGCCACGCCGGAGGCAAGGCATCAGGCGCGGCAAGACGAGCCAAAGCCGAAGCAAACGCGAAGCAAAACGAAGCAGACGCGAAGCAGACTGCTTCAACTTCAACAAAGCAAACAGGAAGCACTACCGTACCTAACCAAACCATGCCTTCTTCCTCCCCTAACCCCTCCGGGCCGGAATCGAAGCAAACCGTGTCGATCGCCGAAATCGAGGCCCGGGCGATGCTCGACCCGTTCGCCACGGCGTGGAGCCTGTACCCGAAGCACACCGGATCGCCCGACCGTGCCCGGATCGCATGGCAGGCCATCGTTGACGGCCGTGCCGTGACGCCACGGGCCACGCCCGAAGCGCTCCTAGCCGCCGTGACCCGCTACCAGAAAGCCGTCCGAGACGGCGACGCCGATGACCGGTTCGTCAAGGGCATGGGCAGATGGCTCGAAGAAGGCGGATACCTCGACTGGCTGCCCGCGCCACCGAAACCCCGGTACACGTGGGGCATCTGCGACGAGCAATGGCTTCAAGACCACATCCTCAGCCAAGTGCCCGAAGGCAGCTTCGAAGGCAGCATCGTCGGAACGTTCTGGGCCAACGTCAAAGCCGGGGGAGACCCCGAACAGGCGGCCGAGAGGGTCGTCAAGGAACTCACAAGGAAAGGAAGGCCATCATGAGCGGGCCGACGCCCGAAACCCGGCGCACCGTGCTCGGCCGGGACGGCTGGAAGTGCGCCATCTGCGGCCGTGAGATCGACTGGCGTTGGAGCGGGTACAGCATCCACCACCGGCTCAAACGAAGCCAAGGCCACGGATACACCGGCCTGCACCAAGCCGGCAACCTGCTGCCCCTGTGCGGCAGCGGCTCGGACGGCTGCCACGGCTGGGTACACGACCAAGCCGGCGAGGCCGCCTACCAGCTCGGCTACCTCGTCCACCCGTGGCAGAACCCCACCGCCACGCCCGTCTACTATCCGCGCCACGGATGGCAGCAGCTCGACGACGACGGCCGACGCCAACCCGCCCAACCGCCGGAAGGCATGCCCGACTACATCCCCGACATCAAACACCCGGAAGGAACCCAAGAATGAACACCACCACCGAAACCCGCTCGCTCACCGTCGGAGGCGTCGCCATCCCGCTCGACCCGCCCCGACCGCCCAAGAAGCCCCACAGGCTTTTGTGGATCGACACCGAAACCACCGGCATCGGCCGCACCAATGCGAAACTCTTGGAGATCGGCATGATCGTCACCAGCATGGACGGCGCGACCGAACACGACCGGTTCGTCTGCCCGGTACGCCCCGACAAAATCAGCCTCTACGACCTCGACCCCAAGGTGCTGCGCATGCACCTCGACAACGGACTGCTCGAAGAAGTCATGGACATCGACCCCGATGCCGCCGGCTACCGCAAGACCGCGCTCAACCTCAGCGAATTCCTCAACGATCAGGCAGCCCAATACGAACTCCACCCCGCCGGCACCAACGTGGACTACGACATCGACCTGCTCACCAACCAACTCGCCGGATACATCCACCCCGACTACCTGCGGGAACTCACCAACCACCGCAAACTCGACCTCAGCACATTCCGCCTCGCGGACACCGCACTGGGCGTCAACCCCTACAAAGGCCACGCCGGCACCCACCGCGTCACCGACTGCATCACCCGAGACCGCAACGACTACGCCACCTACCTCGACCTGCTGCGCACCGCCCGAGAGGAACCCGAATCATGAACTGGATACACGATCCCGTGAACAGCCCACGCCATTACACCGACTCGCACCCCGGCATGGAATGCATCGACCTCACCGCCGACACCACCTTCTGCCTCGGCAACTGCTGCAAATACCTGTGGCGCTACCACTCGAAGGGCCGACCCGTCGAAGACCTCGAAAAAGCCCGATGGTACCTATGCCGCGTCATCGACAACGGCGAAAAGATCGCATGGACGCAACGCCAGACACGCATCCTCACCCGACTACGAGGCCAAGCCGAACAAGCCGGCCTCGAACACGAATACCGCATATGGCGAGACCTCGCCCTCGGAGACACCGACACCGCCCTCACCAACCTCGACATCCTCCTAGAACACGAAAGGAACAAGCAATGAGCACACGCATCTACTGCGACCAATGCGACACCGAAACCAGCGAGCGCGACGCCCTGCGATTCCACCTGTCGGGCTATTCGGCCAACCGCACCACTATGGGCCGGATCGAGGAAATCGAAATCGACATCTGCCCCAAGTGCGCCGCCTCGTTCAACGGCACGCCCATCGGCCGGCTCGACATCAGCCGAGACCTCACGCTCCCCGGTGCCCCATACAAGCTCGAATACCAGCCCCAAGCCCAGAAAGGACAAACCGCATGAGCAGCATCATCACCAACGAGATCGAAGAACGCTACCCCTACCCCGACAACGGCGAGCGCCCTGTTTCTCAGACCCGGTTGGGTGCGTGCCTCGCGTCGCGCAAGGCGTACAGGGCCGGCGTGGGGCGCACGCCTACCGATCGTGAGATCGACGCGGCGGCGCTCGCCGTCTACACCGGCACCACCGGCATGAGCTTGGAGGAAGTCAGCCCGTTGTGGCCGAAGCTGAACCCCGAAGCCAAAGCCCAATACCGCAAGCTCGCCCGATTGGCATTGGACGCGGCACGCAAGGAGGCCATGCGATGAACGAGACGACCGGGAAGATATTCACGCGGCACATGCTCGAAACTGCGCTCGCGAGCGCTCTGGACATGATTAGCGAAACCCTCGCCCCGCCGACGGTGTATGAGATCGATCGGAAGGATATCAAGGCGCTCGCCGGCAATGTGTTCGTGCTCGGCGGCATCCCGACCGATATCAGCGAACTGGAAGAAGCCCGGAATGAGTAGTCAGTACTGCAAGCCCGCCGGTTCCGATCCGGTATGGCGCTGCCACATATGCGGCCAATGGTGGCATCTCGACCTGTGGGGCGAATTCTGGGAGCCAATGAGCACCCTCACCGCGTTCCTCTTCTACCACCCGAAATGGAAGGCCGAACGCAAACACAGAAAGGCCCGCGCATGAGCATCGACATCACCCAACAGGCATTGAACGCGCTCGCCGACGCCGGCCTCGGCAACGACAGCCCCGCAGAAGCCTACGTCATCGGATACACCCAAGGGCACGACGACGCGCTCGCGCTCGCCGTCCAGATCGAACAGGCCATCAACCATAGGCCGGCAAGCCCGGACGAGGCCGAACGGCTCGCGATGCGACTGCGCGACGAGGTTGGCGACTGCCCGATTGTCTACGAGAGCGACAAAGTCATCGCCGACAAGGTATTCGACTGGTGGGTGCGGCTCGCCGCCACCGCCTTGGACATCATCAACGGAACGGAGGCCACGCGATGAGCGATCGCATACGACTCACTCCGGCCATGCGCGACCTGCTGCTCGAAATCTGGGAGCAGGGCAGCGCCTACCCGGCGGATCGCAACCAACGGCGCACCTTCGAAGCCCTCGAAGAGCGTGACTACATCGAACACGTCACATGGGGCCGATGGCAGATCACCCCGCTCGGCGAGATCGTCGCCAAACAACTAGCCAAGAAAGGAAACCGGTAATGCAGGTCAGCTTCACCTCCCACATCCCGGCACACAGCCCACTCACCATCCAACAACGCCTAGAAGCCGCAGGCTTCACCAACGTCCACGTCAACGCCATCAGCGACACCACCGAACCCTTCGTGCGCACCAACCGCGAAACCATCCAAGCCTACGAAAACGGCAAACACGCCATCCTCAACACCATGAACCACCTCAGCAAACTCAACGACGAAATACACCACAACCCCTACCAAGACGGCACCAAATGACCGACTGGAGACACCAAGCCACATGCCGACAATACGACCCCGAACTCTGGTTCAGCACCCGGCCAGACGAAACCAAAACGGCGCTCGCCGTCTGCCGGCAATGCCCGGTCATCGACGAGTGCCGCCAGTTCGCCGACCATAACAACCGGATCAACGGCTACCCCCTGCAAGGCATCTGGGGCGGCCGCAGGTATGGCACAGGACGATCCAAGAAAGGACTCTCATGAACAACATCGACACCACCGTCACCGCCCACCAGATAGGGCCCATCGTCATCATGCGAGGCACCGCCACCCCAATCGGGAAGGTCTCGCACCCCGAATGCTTCGGCCGGTTCACCGTCATCGCCCTATCGCCCGCCACGGCGATCCGCAAGTGCATGCGCCGCGTCGCCCGGATGTGCGCCGACCACTCGGCGCGAGAACAACTCGACCGGCAGGAAGGAGCACGGGCATGAAAGTCACTGACGGCATCCGGCGGATCATCGAGGACTGGCACGACAAGGGCGTCAGCCCCGAGGACACCGCCCAAAGCCTGCGCATCCCCATCGACGAGGTGCGGGCCATCATCCTGCAAGCTCACCCCGCACCTCCGCAGCCCAAACGACCCGAATTCCTCGAACCCCGCATGAGCGCGCTGGAAGAGACGGCCGACGTGCGGGACAATAGGAAGGAAAGTTAAGGAAAGTAAGCAAATCGTTGAAAACAAGCCATTCCCGGCCGTCTCGTCACGTCGGGAACGGCATCGAGGCAAATAAAAAGCCCCCACCCGAAGACAGAGGCTCGCATACCCAAAGAACAAGTCTACCAGCAAAGGGCGGGGAACGATGGAACCACAGCGGACATGCGCGGCATGCGGCCACCAGACCAACGAAGGCCGACGCCTCTGCGACGAGTGCACCAAGGAATGGGCCCGCCGCCTCGCATGGCTCCTTAAAGCCGGCATGCCCGCCCTCCAACAGATTGTCTACAAACAAGCCACCACCCGCGAGCGCTCCCCGCGTCACGGCAACGCGGCGTATGCGTCGCCGCCGGTCAACGAGACCGCCCAAGCCCTGTTCGGCACGGTGGAGGTTCACTTGCAGCTCATGGGCGGCATGCTCAACCTTGCCCCGGTCGGCCATGACCGGTACGGGCGCGCCCGCACCCTGAAACAATGGTCTGAGCTGATCCGCTTGCTGCTGCATCGCCTAGGCGAGCTCGCTGGGCTGGAGACGGCCGGAGACCTGTACGCGGACACCACGCGGCTCGCGGAAAAGGTGGATGCGGCGACCACGCGCACTGCGGAACGCCTGCTGATCGGCGTATGCCCCGACTGCCTCAACGAGCGGGACGAGCAGGGGAAGCCGATACGCACGCCCATCTACGCCGCCCAATCCTCACGGTACGCGGTATGCCCCGCATGCGGCGCATGGCTCGATTTGAAGCGCATCAGGCTCGAATACCTGCGCAGCGCCGGGCTCATGCACATCACCCGCACCCAAGCCGACGCCGCACGATGGATACGCGACAACACCGGCGTCAACGTCACGGGCAAGGACTTGGCGAACTGGCGCAGCCGGGGCAAAATGCCGTCCACGCGGCGCATCGACCGCCATTACTGGGAGTGGAACATCATGGAGCTATTGGCCTGTGCGCAGGATCGAGCGGAACGCGACCGCGGCGACGTTTGAGGTTTGAGACAAAAACGTGTTACGCTGTCGCGTGTAATCGGAGTGTCAAGAAAGCCCTGCCCATGTCGGCGGGGCTTTTTTGTCCCCCGCTGGATGGTTGGCCGAGCGGTCGAATGCACCCGCTTGCTAGGCGGGCAACCGGCAACGGTTCGCGGGCGCGAATCCCGCACCATCCGCCCTTGAGGCCCCATTAGACCAATCGGTAGAGTCAACTGATTCAAGTCCAGTCAAGTCACGGTTCGAATCCGCGATGGGGCACCAGCCGCCGCCGGCAATCGTGCACGGCCGGCCATGCGGCACCCGAAAAACACCACCACAAGCGGCGAGCGCCGGCGGGCTTTTCCTCTCCTTTCTCCCGCCGGCCGCTTCGCCGTTGTCTCGGAGAGGGAGGCTACACTGTTGGCTCGCATTCGTGTTCTGAGGCGCTTCCCGAAGGATTGGGGGCGGCTGCGCCGGTTCGACCCGGCCAATCCGGCCCATATGCGCCTGCTGCAAGAGGTCGTCCATTATTGGGCGGGGGACTGGCGTGGCATGATCCCCGTGCAGGTGGCACCCTGCCGTATCCGGTTCGACCGGGGGCACCTGTATGCGCCCTCCTGCATACGCGGCCATACGGGCGGCCCGGTGATCCGCGACGGCATGCCGTTGGTCAAATACCACGCCATCCCCATACCGGCCGAGCTCAGGCCCATGCTGTGGGGGCTGCTGTGAACGTGCGGCGCAGCAACGGGGCCGCCCGCAGCCGCATCCGCAAGCGCCTGCTGTCACGGGCCAACGGCCGGCCGATATGCGCCCTGTGCGGCCAGCCCATAGACACCAGCCTCAGGACGCCGCACCCCGGCAGCATGGAGATCGACGAGAAGCTGCCCGTATCCAAGGGCGGCGACCCGTTCGACCTCGACAATTGCCAGCTCACGCACCGACGCTGCAACCAGCGCAAAGGCAACCACCAATACACCAGACTCGACACCGACCCGAACGCCAAGCCCGCGCCGCCGGCACCCAAGCCGATCCCGCTGTCCCGGCAATGGTAGGGGCGGTATACCCTCACCCGCCCGCCTAGCCCTTCCACGGTCATAGGGCCATAGATACCCCCGGCGGCGGTTTTTCCACGGAACCTCCCCGCAGGGCGTTCCGCCCGACGGCGCGGAAACACCGTGTACGGCCGTTTCGGCCGCGTTTCGGCGGTTCCGGGGCTTTGTTGCCATGATCGGCCGCGTTCGCCGTCCTGCGCCGATCGGCCCCGAACGGCCGGCCTCGCATGCCAGCAACCACGCTCGAAGCGCTCGAAAACGTTGCAATACCGCTTGTCAAGCGTTACAAAACATGATATAGTCTTGAATATGGGAAGACGTTGCGAGATCGACGGAACGTACATGGCCGGCGACAACGGGCACGGAGGCAGCGAACGGCGCGTATGCTCAGGCCGCTGCCGCGTCGAGGCGTACCGGCGGCGCAAGGCCATCCCCGACGAGATGAAGGCGCTGCGCAGGTGGGTGCGCGCCGACGGCAAACGGCCCATCCAACCCGACGGCAAACCCGCGTCCAGCACCAAGCCGGCCACATGGTCGGCGTTCGAACAGGTAGCGAACACGGGGGAGGGCGACGGCTTCGGGATCATGCTCGGCGACGGGCTCGCCTGCTACGACCTCGACCACATCCTCGACGAGCAAGGCCACGTCAAGCCCCGCCACCCCGGCCGGCTCATCCTCGACCGGCTCGAACGCGAAGGCTGCGTGTTCGCCGAGATCAGCAGCAGCGGCGAAGGCCTGCACCTGTTCGTCCATTCCGACGCCCCGAGCTGGAAACGCGAAGGCGTGGAATTCTACAGCCACAGCCGCTTCATCCGCATGACCGGAATCAAGTGGAACCCGAAAAGGAGGCGCAATGCTCATCAGTGACATCATCCCCTACGAGCGCAACGCCCGCCACAACGACAAGGCCATACCCAAGGTCGCCGAAAGCATCCAGAAGTTCGGCCTGCGCGGCAGCATCGTCTTGGAATCGCGCGACAACCCCGTCATCGTATGCGGGCACACGCGCGTCGCCGCCATGAAAAGCCTCGGCTGGACGGAAATACCCGACGACCACATCGAATACTGCGACGGCCTGACCCAAGACGAGATCGACGCCTTCCGCCTCATCGACAACAAGACCGGCGAGATCGCCACATGGAACGTCGCCCTGCTGAAAAGCGAAGCCAAACGCCTCAACGGCAAACTCGACTTCGCCCGCTACGGCTTCGACTTCAAAAGCAAGGTCAAACCCTACGGGGCCGAACGCACCCGCACCGACGACTACTACAACCTGCGCCTGTGCGACATCGACGACTGCTCCCCGGACGGCATGCCCCTGCTCGCCCCCACCGACATCCGACCCGCCCGGCTCATCGGCTTCAACTACGCCAAAAGCTGGAAGGACGACAAAACCGGCGTCGGCATCCACTTCTTCCTCGACGACTACCAATTCGAACGCCTGTGGAACAGGCCGGAGGACTACACGGGGCTGCTTAAGGGCTTCGACATGGCATGCACGCCAGACTGGAGCCTCTACCTCGACATGCCCCGGCCGATGCAGCAATGGAACATCTACCGCTCCCGCGCCATCGGCGACTGGTGGCAACGCCACGGCCTGACCGTCGTACCGACCCTGTCATGGAGCGACGAGAACAGCTACGAATACTGCTTCAACGGCCTGCCCACCGGCTCCACCGTCGCCGTGAGCACCATCGGAGTCAAGGGCGACCCGGAGCGCGAACGACTCTGGCACCACGGCATGGACGAAGCCATCGACCGCGTGAAACCCAAGCGCGTGCTGCTCTACGGCGGCACCCTCGGCCACGACATGCATGGCATAGAGACCATCGCATACGCCAACACCGTCACCGACCGCATGGCCGGCGACAAGCCGCCGTAAACCCGGCGCAAGCATGCCTGAAAACTGAAAAGAGGTACCCGACATGGGCGGACGAGGCGCAACCAGCAGCCACGGCAAAACCAAAACCAAGGAAAAGCCGCGACAGAAAGGCCACCTCACCGGCGACCAAATCCCCAAGAACGCCGAAGAGACCGCCAAATACATCGGCTCGACCGTTCAGGAAGCCAAGGACATGTTCGACGCGGTGCAGGACTTCACGGGCAGCGCATACTCGGGCATCCGACGCGCACAACGCGGAGAGAAGGCGTCCGACATCCCCGAGCTGCAAAAGAAGTACGACAGCGAGGCCAAACGGATCGAAGGCTACATCGAACGAGCGCCCAAATGGGGAGGCGGCGTCACCTACCGAGGCATGAGCCTTCCAGCGTCCGCCGTCAAAGGACTCAAGGTCGGAGGAACGTTCGACGTCAACCTCGGCACCGCCTCATGGAGCACGCAGGAAAGCACCGCCCGCAACTTCGCCAAATCAAGCAGCGGCGACAAACCGGTCGTGTTCGTCAGCCAGACCCAGAGCAAGGGCACCTCCATCAAGCACATCAGCCGCTTCACCAAGGAAAACGAGGTGCTGGTGTCCAAGAACGCGAAATACACAGTCACCAACATCTCGACCAAACCCGGCAGCCCATACACCTACGTCTACGTAAAGGAGAGCTAGACATGACCGCCAAGAACACCACCAAGAAGACCACCACCGCATCGGAAGACTGGTCACACCCCAAGCAGTACACCCGCCGACGCGGCGAAATGGCCGCACGCGGCCATCAGGACGGCCTCGACTTCATCAAAGGCAACGCCAAGGCCCTCGGCCTCGACAAGAAGAAGGGCGGCAAATGACCCACACGCTCAAAGACGCCGTCTATGGTCAGGCCGTAGCCGACGCGCTCGGCGTACCCTACGAATTCCAACCGCGCGGCACCTTCCACGCCACCACCATGACCGGCCACGGCACCCACAACCAGCCCGCCGGCACATGGAGCGACGACACCAGCATGGCGCTCGCCATCTGCGACAGCATCCGCAGCAACAAGGGGCGCATCGACCCGGACGACATGCGCGAACGGTTCAACGACTGGTACCAGCACGGCGATTACACCATCGACGGGCTCTTCGACATCGGCAACACCACCATCAAGGCCCTGCGGGCCGGCCACGGCATGACCGGCGAATACGACAACGGCAACGGCTCGCTCATGCGCACCATCCCACTCGCATTCACCGACGCCAGCGAAACGCAAGTCGAACAGGTCAGCGCCATCACCCACGCCAACCCCACCAGCACCCGAGCATGCGTGAAACTCATCCACTACGCCCGCCAACTCGCCGCCGGACACACGCCGCTCGACGCGATAGAAACGGCCGGATACACGAGGGCGCTCGCCGACGAGCCCGAGGGCATGATCCGTTCCGGCGGGTACGTGCTCGACACGCTCAAGGCCGCCGTCTGGTGCCTCGTCACCACCGACGATTACGCCGGCTGCGCGCTCAAGGCCGTCAACCTCGGCGACGACACCGACACCACCGCAGCCGTCGCCGGCGGCCTCGCCGGCATCGTCTACGGCACCGAAGGCATCCCCGCCGAATGGATCGCCAAACTGCGCGGCAAGGACGTCATCGACGCATGCCTGTTCGCATAGGAGGAACATCGTGACACACATCAGAAAGGCCGCGATCCTGTGCGACAAGTGCGGCGCGCGCATCGACATCGACCCGGACGTCGCCAGCCCGTTCTCATCGTCGATCCTGCACCGCGAAAGCGCATGGCGCGACTGGATCGAGGTCGATACCGGCCGACACCTGTGCCCCGAATGCGCGGGGCATTACCGGGAAGTGAAGCGGCGCATGGAACGCGAGCTGCGCGAGGCAGCCGGCGTGCGCACCATCGACTTCGACTACTGACCGCCACCAAACCAAACGAAAGCCGCCCCACGGGGTGGCTTTTTCTTTGCCCGAAAGCGAGACGCAGAACATGGAGCGCTCCCAATTCGAAGCCGATTCAAGGCTCGTGGAATTCTGCGAGGTCGGCGGCCGCCTGTTCACTGCCGACGACATGGAACTATGGAACCCGCAGGACGCCAAGACCGTCACCTTCCCCGACTGGGACACGGCCTTCGCCTACCATGACGGCGCGTACAGCTTCGCCGACAACGTCAGGGAGATGCGCAGCGTCCTGATCGACGAGAACGGCGGTCGCGGCGCGTCCAGCAGCACCAAGGGCGCGATGAAGACCTTCAAGTTCGGCCACGCCCCGCACAAGAGCGGCGAAGACCTCGGCAAGACCAAATTCCCCGCCGAATTCAACGACGGCGAGAAAACCCAGTCGTTCGACAAGGCCCTAGCCAAGTTCCGCAGGAAGCACGCCGACAGCGACACCGAATACGCGATCACCGTGGACGAACAGGGCTACGTGCACCAGTACAGGCACGGCGGCAGCACGGCCGTGCAGATCGCCGGCCGCAAAGGCCAGATGGTCATCCACAACCATCCCAGCGGCGGCGCGTTCTCCGACAGCGACCTTCTGTCCACCGCACAGACCCCGGCCAAGGGCATCGTCGCGACCGGGGCGAAGGGGAGCTACATCGTGAGGAAGACGCAGAAGTTCAAGGCCAAAGCGTTCGCCAAAGGCGTCAAGACCGCGCAGATGCAGGGCACCAGCTACGACGACGCCGTTGACAAATGGCTCACCGCCAACCAGAAGAAATACGGCTACCAGTACGAATTCCGCAAGGCCTGACACAAGGGAGGCGGCGACGCATGGACGACCTCAAGCCCGAACTCATCGCCGCCGACCCCTACAAAAGCCGCAAATGGGACGAACTGACCACCGGCGCGGACATCGACCCCGCAGCCGTGCCCACGCTCACCCTCCTCGTCAACTGGTACGCGATCCTCGACCAATGCATGCGCGACATCAGCGCCGACGACGGCACCCACGTCGCCTACGTCAACGATCAGGGCGACGTCAAGGCCATGCCCCAGATCGCCACCATGAAACAGGCCAGCGCCGAAATCAGGGCGCTCAACAAACAACTGTTCGCCGACGGCGGCGACACCGCCCTCATCCGCCGCGAAACCAAGGCCGCGCAGCGCGACAACCCGCTCGAACGCGCCCGACGCGCCCGCGAACTGAGACTGGAGGTCAGAAATGGCGGCAAGGCTCAAAGGAAGGCAGCAACCTAGCTACCAGCTCACACCCCGCCACGCGGACAGCTACGGGCCCGACGCGGCCGCATTGGCCGAGGGGTACGGCATGCCGCCCGACCCGTGGCAGCGAACCATCCTCGACGGCTGGATGGGCACCCTCAAAGACGGCCGCTGGGCCGCCGGCGACTGCGGCGTCAGCGTGCCGCGCCAGAACGGCAAGAACGGCGTCATCGAATTCCTCGAACTGTACGACACCGCCATACTCGGCCTGAAAATCCTGCACACCGCCCACGAGGTCAAGACCTGCCGCAAGCACTTCCTCAGGATGAAGAACTACTTCGAGAACGCCCGCCAATACCCCGAGCTAGCCGAGGCGGTGGACTACATCAGGAACACGAACGGACAGGAAGCCATCGTCCTGACCAACGGCGGCAGCATCGAATTCATCGCCCGCTCCAAAAGCTCGGGCCGAGGCTTCACCGTGGACATCCTCGTATGCGACGAGGCGCAGGAACTCACCGACGAACAGATGGAGGCCATACAGCCCGCCACCTCGTCCGCACCCAGCGGCAACCCCCAGACCATCTACGCCGGAACCCCGACCCCGCCAAGCTCGCCCGGCACCGTGTTCGAACGCATCCGCCGCACCGCCCGCACCGTGAAGCCGAAACGCACATGCTGGTACGAATGGGGCGTCGAAGAGATCGGCGACATCCACGACCGCACCCGCTGGGCGCAGGCCAACCCCAGCCTCGGCATCCGACTCGTCGAAACCGTCATCGAAAGCGAAGTCTCCAAATTCACCCCCGAAGGCTTCGCCCGCGAACGCCTCGGATGGTGGGACGAATCCCAATCCAACGCCACCGAGATCAACCCCGACGACTGGGCCGCATGCAAGACCGACCACCCATGTCAGGAAGGCCGCAACAGCTTCGCCGTCAAATTCAGCCCCGACGGAGCCACCGCAAGCCTCGTCGCCTGCGTCCGCCCGCCCAAGGGCAGCGACCTCAAACCGCACATCGAACTCATCGACGTGCGCAGCATGCGCAACGGCGTCATGTGGCTCGCCGACTTCCTCGAACAACGATGGCGCAAAACCGTCGGCATCGTCATCGACGGCCGCGTCGGAGCCCCCACCCTCGTCCAGATGCTCAAGGACCAAGGCGTCTCCAGCCGCGTCATCGTCACCCCGACCAGCCGCCAAGTCGCCGACGCCGTAAGCATGTTCGAACAGGCCATCAACGACCACAGGCTCACCCACTTCGACCAACCCGGCCTCAACGACGCCGCAGCCCACGCCAAACACCGCAAGATCGGCGACGGCTACGGCTACGAGCCCGGCGACCAAAACACCGACGTCATGCCCCTCGAAGCCGCAGCGCTCGCCTACTGGAACCAGAAGACCAGCCGCCGCGACCCCGACCGCAAGCAAAGGATGGTACGACTCGCATGAACGGACTCACACCGGTCACGGACTTCTCCCGCGGACCGCAATGGTTCACGCCGCCAAGCGGCGTGGAGGGCCTCGACCCCGAGACCGAACGGCTCATGTTTCCCCTGTTCGCCGTATGGAACCGCAAACGCGCCCGCAACATGCTGCGCAGCGCCTACGCGGACGGCAAGCACCGGCTCGACCACATCGGCTTCTCCATTCCGCCAGCCATGCGCCACATCGAGGAGGTCGTGGGATGGCCCGCCAAGGCCGTTGCGGCCCACGCCGAACGCTGCATGTTCGACGGCTTCGTCAGTCCCAGCGCGAACGACGACCCCTTCGACCTCGACGCCGTGTTGTCCGCGAACCAGTTCGGCCTCGAACTGCCCCAGGCGATCCGCAGCAGCATGACCCACTCGGTCGCGTTCATGACGGTCTCGCCAGGAGACCCGAACGCCGGCGAACCGCCGGTGATCGTCATGCCCTACTCGGCGCAATGGTCGGCCGGCCTGTGGAACTTCCGCACCCGCAGCCTCAAGGCCGGCCTCGTCGTCAAGGACGTGGACGACTACGCCATGCCGACGATGTACAGCATCTACACGCCGAAGGAAGTGACCACGCTCAAGCTCGCCGGCAAATGGGTCGTGGACAACGTATGGAGTCACAACCTCGGCCGCGTGCCGATGGAGGCGCTGCCGTACCGCCCCGACATCGACCGTCCATTCGGCCGCAGCATCATCAGCCGACCCGTCATGAGCATCACCGACGACGCCGTGCGCACCGTCATGCGCACCGAAGTCAGCGCCGAATTCTACAGCGCACCGCAACTGCTGCTGCTCGGAGCCGACAAAGACAGCTTCCTCGACGACAAAGGCAACCCGATACCCGTATGGGAATTCATCATCGGCCGCATCAACGCCATCAGCCGCGACGACAACGGCGACGTGCCCACCGTCCAGCAGATCAGCCAACAAAGCGTCCAGCCCCACGTCGAACAGATGCGCGAACTCGCCAGCCGCTTCGCCGGCGAAACCAACGTACCCGTCTCCAGCCTCGGCGTCGTCACCGACAACCCATCCAGTGCCGAAGCCATGCACGCAGCCGAAAAAGACCTCGTCATCGACTGCGCCGCAGCCAACCGCGTCTACGGAGCCGCCCTGCGCCGAATCGCACAGGACATCATCATGATCCGCGACCGCACCGCCGACATCACCGACGAAATGGCCGGCATCACCGCCAGATGGCGCTCGCCGGCGCTGCCCAGCGTGATCGACAGCGGCGACGCGATCGTCAAGCTCATCGGCGCGTTCCCGTGGCTCGCCGACACCAGCGTCGCCCTGGAGGAGGCCGGCTTCACCGACGAGCAGATCACCCGACTGCTCGCCGAGAAGCGCCGCAACCAAGCCACCGCCACCGCCACGCAGATGCTCGCCGCCCTCACCTCGCAACAGACGCAGAAGGAACCCGAGAATGGTCAGCAGGACACAACTCAACCAGCTCAACCTGACGCAGCAGCAGGCGGTCAGGCTGGCGATAGCGGAGATGCGCAAACTGTGGACGACTCTCAATGAGCTCACGCCCGAATGGCAGCACGACCTGCTGCTCGACGCGATCCCGCAACTCGCCGCCAGATACGGCGACATCGCCGGAGCCGCAGCAGCCGAATGGTACGAAGCCACCCGCCTCGAAAACACCGGAGCCGCGTTCGACGCCCTCACCTACGGCAGCTTCAGCCCCGACGCCATCAAAGGCAGCATCGACGCCAAGGCCTACCCCATGATCCTCAGCGGCAACCCCCAGCAGGCGTTCGACTTCCTCACGGGCGCGATGCAACGCTGGATCAGATACGTCGGCCGCCAGACCATCGCACGCAACTGCCAGCACGACCCCTTCAAACCCAGATGGGCCAGAGTCCCCAGCGGCGCGAAGACCTGCGCATGGTGCGAAATGCTCTGCTCGCGCGGCTTCGTCTACTACTCCAAGGAAACCGCCGGAGCGCTCGCCCACTGGCACGACGAATGCGACTGCTCGATCGTGCCCGAATGGGAGAAGGACGACACCCACATCGCCGGCTACGACCCAGACCTCTACTACTCGCGGTACAAGGCCGCGTGGGACGCGGCCGGCGGCTACGGGGCCACCGACGCGCAGGTGACGCACTGGATGCGCGTGCTCAATCCGGGGGCCTACACCGACAACGCATAGATTTACCGCGACCGGAACCGGATCGCGGCGGCACTCGCACCGCATTGCGTGGACACCAAACAACCGACGGCCGGACAGCCGGCAAGGAGAAACGACCATGTTCCGAAAGTCATGGATGAAGCACATCCGCACGATCGTCGCCGAAGGCGAGACCGGCGGAGACTCCGAGAACACCGCCGAACAGGCGGGAGAAGCCCCCAAGGACGAGCCGCAGCGCACGTTCACCCAAGACGAGGTGAACGAACTCGTGGAACGCCGTCTGGCGAGGGAACGGGCCAAGCAGGGCGACATCGCCGAGCTGCGCCGCAAGGCCAAGCTCTACGACGAAGCCGAAGAGGCCAACAAGACCGAGACGCAGAAGCTCACCGAGCAGAACCAGAAGCAGGCCGCACGCATCGCGCAGCTCGAACACGGCAAGCTCGTGTCCGACGCATGCATGGCGCACGGTATCCCCGCCGAATACGCCGACCTCGTGACCGGCGCGGACGAAGAGGCCGTCAACGCATCCGCCGAGAAGGTCGCCAAGCTCATCGGCGGCGCGGCCAAGCCGCAGGTCGAACCCCCGGCCGTCACCGTGCCGAGCGAAGGCATGCGACCGGCATCCACCGGCAGCAAGACCATCTACGAGCTCATCGCCGCCGCCGAGAAGAACGGCGACACCGCCAAGGCCATCGCGCTCAAGAGCACGCTGCTCGCGGACAAGAACTAACCAACCGATCCGAAAGGAACCATCATGCCCGGAATCACCGGTCAGGGAACCACCTACAACCTCCCCAACTACGTCGGCGAACTGTTCGCCGTCAGCCGCGAGGATACCCCGCTGCTGTCCGCCATCGGCGGACTGACCGGCGGCCGATCCACCACCGCCACCCTGTTCGAATGGCAGGGCTACGACCTGCGAGACCCCGACGCCAACCGCCAGCGTCTCGAAGGCGCGGCCGCGCCCGACGGCGAGGCCCGCGTGCGCTTCCACGCCAACAACGTGGTCGAAATCCATCAGGAAAGCGTGGAGATCAGCTACACGAAGCAGGGGGCCACCGGCAACCGATCCACGGACGGCATGCCGACCGTCAGCGTGGGCGGCACCGTCATCCCGGCCGACGAGCTCGGCTGGCAGATCACCCAGCAGCTCAAGCAGATCAGCCGCGACGTCGAAGCCTCGTTCATCTCCGGCACCTACCAGAACCCGACCGACAACACCAAGCCCCGCAAGACCCGAGGCCTGCTGGAGGCCATCGCCACCAACGTGGCGACCACCACGCACACCGCCGCGCAGCTCACCGCCGACGACGTGCTCGACCTCGCGCAGCTCGCGTGGGACAACGGCGGCATCCGCGAGACCGAAACCCGCACCATCGTGGTCAACTCCACCCTCAAGCGAGCCCTGACCCGCGCGTTCGTCACCGACCGCAACTATCAGGAAGAGACCCGCAACGTGGGCGGCGTCAACCTCCAGACCATCGAGACCGACTTCGGCCGGTTCAACATCATGCTCGACCCCTACGTGCCCAAGGACAAGCTGCTCGTCCTCAGCCTCGAAGAGCTCGCGCCCCGCTTCCTCGAAATCCCCGGCAAGGGCCACTTCTTCGCCGAACCGCTCGCCAAGACCGGCGCGGCCGACAAGGTGCAGCTCTACGGAGAGATCGGCCTCGAATACGGCAACGAGAAGGCCCACGCCGTCCTCACCGTGGGCGTGACCGCATCCGAGAAGACCGCCGCCGAACCGGCCGCCCAGTCCGACGAGCCGGCCCCGGCCGCCCAGTCCGACGAGCCGGCCCCGGCCGCCGCGAAGCGTTCCGCCAAGAAGGCCTGACATGGCCGACAGCGACGCAACGGAAGAGCAGCCGTTCGCCACCGTCGCCGACCTTGAGAAACGCTGGTACGGGCGCACGTTCACCGGCACCGACAAGGAGGACCACGTCAAGGTCCTCCTTGAGGACGCCAGCGACCTGATCCGCCAATACCCCGGACACAAGAGGTGCACCACGGCCACGCTGCGCCGCATATGCTGCGCCGTGGCCCGCCGCACCCTCGAAAACGAGGAAAGCGACCTCAACAGCAACGTCACCAACATGAGCGAGACCGTCGGCCCCGTGTCGCAGAGCTACACGTTCGGCAACAGCGGAGCCGACATGCGCCTATGGCCCAGCGAGGAAAAGGAACTCGGCGTGGGACGCCAGCAGGCATGGAGCTACGACCCGTTCGAGGGGGCCAAGCCATGAAACGCATCCAAGGCGTAGACATCCGACTCGCCCGCCGCGAACCCTATCGGCTGCCCGACGAGATGAACGAACAGACGCTCATAGACCTGCCGCCCGAGACCATCGCCAACGCGATCGTCACCGACGGCACGCAGGCCAACGCCGGCGAAGCCGAACGCCCGCAAGGCACGGACACGGCCATCACCGTGTACCTGCCACGCTCATGGCCATGGCGAAGCCTCAGGGGGGCCCGCCTCACCATCGACGGCACCGATTACTGGGTGCACGGCGACCCGCACCCGGTACGAACCAACCTCACCCCGACCGGATACTGGCCCGTCGGGGTGCAGGCCAGCACGAGGAAGGCGTGAACATGGCACGAACCCGCGTCAAACTCGACCTCAAGGGCTTCCGCGCCTACCGGCGAGACCCGACCGTCAAGGCCGTCCTCGACGAACAGGCGCGGGCATGGGCCGCAAGGGCGAACGGGGCAAGACGCCGCCGCAAGGCCGAATACGAGGCGGTGCCCGCCGCCGACAGCGAACACGGCAGCGTCGCGCTCGTCCACACCGGCAACATCGAAGCCCGCTTCGACAACGCCGAAAACAACACCCTCCTCCACACCATGTAGGAGCCGCCGCATGTCCAGCATCGCATCCACCGCCATCCAATGGATCAACCAACACCTGCCGGACGGATACACGGCACACGGCAGCACGCCAGACCCGCGCCCCGAACGATACATCACCGTGCAGCGATCCGGCGGCGTCAGGACCCGCTACAGGGACGACGCCATGCTCATCGTCCAAGTCAACGCCCCCACCCGCTCGCAGGCCGCAGACACGGCCGAACAAGTCGCCGACCTGCTGCTCGACATGTGGCGGCTCCCCGAAATCGCCGACGTCGAGATACACAGCATCGCCGACGTCAGCCTCAACGGGCCGCCGGTCGAACACCGCTACCAGATCACGGCGGAAATCACCACAACCACCTAAGGAACCAACATGGCAACCAAGAACAACAAGAAGAACGTAAGCCTCGGCAAGCCGATGGTCGCCGGCGTCGCCTACCGCGCCCCCGCCGGAACCGCACTGCCCGCCGACGCCACCACCGCGCTCGCGGCGGCATACGAATGCGTCGGCTTCCTCGGCGAGGACGGCATCACCAACGCCACCGACACCGACAACACCACCATCAACGACATGGGCGGCGTGCAGGTCATCAACGAGATCAGCAGCTACGCCGAGACCTACCAGTTCATCATGATCGAGACCCGCGCCGAAAGCCTCAAGGCCCGCTACGGCGACGGCAACGTCACCGCCGCCGGAACCGGCGACGCGACCACCCTCACCGTCCTGCACGCCATGCCCGACGGCGAATCCTGCGTCTGGGTCTTCGAAATCCTCATGACCGGCAACCGCGTCAAGCGCATCATCATCCCCGACGCCACCATCAGCGAGGTCGGCGACATCACCTACTCCAGCACCGAGGTCATCGGCTACGACGTCACCTACAGCGCCAACCCGTCCGACCTCATCGACGGTGCCACCAGCAAGGAGATCATCGCCCCGCTGTCCAAGGCCGCCACCAAGGCGCTCAAGCAGGCGCTCCACGCCGCAGCCTGACCCGCGCACCGATAAACAGCCAAGCCGACCGGAACCACATCCGGCCGGCTTTTTTCGACTTCCGTGAAAGGACAACCAATGACAACCAAGCCGCAGGATCACAAGCAGCCCAAGGACAAGCCCCGCAGGATCGAGGTCATGGGCGCGACCCTGACCATCGACCCGTCCATCCTCGACGACCTCGATATGGTCGAATACCTCTACGACCTCCAGCACGCCGCCGACAGCGACGACGGGGGCTTCGCTATCGTGCCGTTCCTGCGCAAGCTGTGCGGCGACGACTACACGAACGTGAAGAAGGCGCTGCGCGACGACAACGGGCGCATCCCCTTCGAGAAGGTCGGCGAATTCGTCCAGCAGCTCATCGAAGCGCTCAACCCAAACTCCTGACGCTCGTGGAAATGATGGAGGCCGCGCCCGACGCCCTGCGGGCCGACCTCCAACGCTTCTACGGGCTCGACATGGACGAGATCGGCCACACGGTGAGGGTGCGCCGCGCCGCCGACCTCGCCGCCAACCTCCCCGAAGACGCGCTCACATGGGGACGCATCGATGAACGCGCCACATGGGGCACTGCCAAGCACCTGCTCGCCACCATCGCCGACAACACCGGCTTCCTCGCGTGGACGAAGACCAAGGCCGCCAAGCAAGGCGAATGGCGCGGCGCGATCGAACGCCCCGGCTTCCCCAGAACCGCCAACGTCCAGAAGCTCGACCCCGACAACATGCTGCGCATCCTGCGCATGCCACGAACCTGACCGAAGGGAGCGCACATGGTCGCACTCGCACACGCCTACGTGCAGATAGTCCCATCCATGAACGGTGTCGGCCGAACCATACAGGACGCCTTCGGTTCGGCCGGAGACAAAGGCGGTGCACAGGCCGGCAAGAACTTCACCTCCGGCTTCTCCGCCAAGATCGGAGCCGTCGCCGGCGTCGCCGCAAGCGTGTTCAACAAGGTCGCCGGCGTGGTCGCATCCAGCCTCAACAGCGCCATCGGCCGAGCCGACCAGATGAACAACTTCCCGAAGGTCATGAAAAACCTCGGGTACTCCAGCGAGGACGCGGCAGCGAGCATCAAGAAGATCAGCGCCGCGCTCGACGGCCTGCCCACCACCAGTTCGGCCATGACCGGCATGGTGCAGCAGCTCGCCCCGTTGACCTCGAACCTCGACGAGGCCACCGACATCGCGCTCGCATTCAACAACGCCATGCTCGCCGGCGGCGCATCCACGATCGAGCAGGAAAACGCGCTCACCCAGTACACGCAGATGCTCTCCGCCGGCAAAGTGGACATGCAGGCGTGGCGATCCATACAGGCCGCCATGCCCGGCCAGCTCAATCAGGTCGCCGAAGCCATGATGGGTGCCGGTCACAACGCCAACGACCTGTACGAGGCCATGAAGGACGGAACCTACAGTTTCGACGACTTCAACAAGACCGTCATGCGCCTCAACGACCAAGGCTTCGCCCAATACGCGAGCTTCGCCCAACAGGCCAAGGACGCCACCCAAGGCATCGGCACCGCGTTCGAGAACGTCCGCAACCGTGTAGCCAAGGCCGTCCAGAAAGTCATCGAGGCCATAGGCGTGGAGAACATCGCCGGCGCGATCAACAATTTCAGCTCGCAATTCGGCAAGATCGGCGACGCCGCAGCCGGAATGGTGGGATACGTTAAGGACTGGCTCGTACAGCTATACGGCAAATTGCAGGACAACGGCGCACTCCAATCATTCAAGACAGCATGGGACAACATCGTCGGCATCGTCAAACAGGTCGCCAACCTAGTCATCGACTGGCTCAAACTCATCCCGCCAGACGGTGCCGCCGCAGCCCTCAAACTCGTCGCCGACATCCTCAAGACCCTCTCCGACATACTGCCGGGCCTAATGCCGTTCATCATCGCATTCGGTACCGCATTCGCCACATGGAAGACCGTCAACGCCACCGTCAACGGCGTCACTAAAAGCATCGGCGCATTCACAACAGGCATCGCCAACGCCAAAGCGCTCGCCACGGAATTCTCAAGCGTTGTCACGGCCGCAGGCGGCCCGCTCAAGGCACTATGGGCGCTGTTCATGGCGAACCCCATCGCCATCGTCATCACTCTCGTAGCCGCCCTCGTCGCAGGTCTCGTCTGGTTCTTCACCCAGACCGAAACCGGCCGCAAGGCATGGGCCGCGTTCACCTCATGGCTCTCCGAAACATGGACGGCGCTCGCCGAGGGCGCGAAGGCGATATGGAACGGGCTGGGCGAATTCTTCGCGGGCTTGTGGCAGTCGATCACTCAGGGTGCCTCCGACGCATGGAACGGCTTCGTTGGCTTCCTATCCGGTCTGTGGGCCACGATTAGTGGCGGCATCTCCACGGCATGGACGAGCATCACCACGTTCCTGAGCGGCGTATGGACGGGCATCAGCACGACCGCCACGACGATCTTCACCGCGATCCGCGACTTCATCGTCAACGTGTTCACCGTGCTCGGCGCATTCATCGTCGCCCCTTTGCAGGCGATCCAGAACGGCATCAACACCGTGTTCGGCTGGATACTGTCGTTCATCACCCAGCAGATGAACAGCACGAACACCGTGTGGAGCACCGTGTGGACGGCGATCTACAACGTCGTCAGCACGATCTTCACGGTGATACGCAACTACATCTCCACGGTGGTGAATGCGATCCGCACCGTCATCGTCGTGTTCCTCAGCCTCCTCAAGGGAGACTGGAGCGGCGCATGGGACGCGATCAAGTCGTTCTTCACGACCACATGGGACGGCATCAAAGCATTCCTGTCGAACATCCTCGACGGAATCAAGAGCGTATGGGCGACCGTATGGACGGCCGTAAGCACGTTCTTCACCGACGTGTGGAACAACATCGTCGCGTTCTTCGCGCCCATCATCAACGGCATCAGGAACACGATCAGCACCGTCCTCAACGCGATCAAGAGCGTATGGACGAGCATCTGGAACGCTATCAAGAGCGTCGCATCCACCGTATGGATGGCGATCAGCTCGGCGGTGTCCTCGTACATCAACAACGTGCGCAACACCATCGGCACCGTCCTCAACGCGATCAAGAGCGTATGGACGAGCGTATGGAACTCCGTCAGCTCGCACCTGTCGAACATCTGGCACGGCATCACGTCGGCCGTATCCAACGGCATCCAGAGCGTGAGCAACACCGTCGGCCGCATCCGCGACACCGTGCTCGGCGCGGTCAGCGGGGCCGGCCAATGGCTGTACGACACCGGCCGTCAGGTCATCCAAGGCCTCATCAACGGCATCGGCGGCGCGTTCCAATGGGTCAAGAACACGATCAGCAACCTCGGCAGCAGCCTCGTCGGCTGGGCCAAGGGCGTGCTCGGCATCCACTCGCCATCGAGAATCTTCCGCGACGAGGTCGGCAAATGGATACCCGCCGGCATGGCCCAAGGCATCGACAAGGCCAGCGGCCTCGTCGCCGACAGCATCGACGGCCTCACCGACATGGTCCCGACCGTCAGCCTCAAGACCGACACCAGCCGGCTCGAAACCCCGCTCGCATACCAGCCCCGCATCGCCGGCGGAAGGATCGCCTACACAGTGGACGACCGATCGGCCGACTACGCGACCAAGCAGGACATCATCGACGCGATCGACGCGGCCCTCGCCGCCGGCATCACGCTCAACCTCAACGACCGTGGCGGCGAGGTCATGGCCGGCAAACTCGCCAAACCAATGAGCTACGAACTCAACAGCCTCGCCATGAGAGGCCGTTAAAACCAGAGAGGAAAGCATCATGCTCTACCAGCGACGCATGCGCCTGCCGCATGTCGAAGACCCCACGCTCAACGGCGTCCCGCTGGAGCGCATGATGTTCTCCCTCGCCGCCGACGGCATCACCATCGACGCCACCAAGCCCACAACCAGCACGCAGGACATGCCCGGCCGCGACGGACAACTCGACCTCACCCTCGAAGACCCCACCGGGGCCGCGTACATGGGCAACCGCGCCATCACGCTCACCCTGTACGCGATCGGCGGCGAAGACGACATCCTCGCCGCCAAAACCCGCCTCGCCGCCCTCGCCGGAACCATCGTCACGCTCTCATGGCGCAGCCTGCCCGGCGAATACCGAGGCCGCATGAGCCTCGGCGCATGGGCGGACAAATGGGCCGGCCCCCGCCAGATCGCCACGCTCGTCACCGTGAGCATCGACGCCCACCCCTACCTGATCGGCCGCGGCCGATCCATCGCGCTCAAAACGGGCGCGAACACGATCCACGTCAAAGGCAACCGGCCATGCTGGCCCACATGGACGCTCACCCCCGCCGCCAACGCCAAGACCGTCAGCATCAAGGACGCGCACGGCCACACCCTCGCCGTCGCGTCCACCACCGCCATCACCGGACGAATCAGCATCATCACCGACCCCGACCACCGGGAGCTGCGCGTCAACGGCAACCTCATGGCTCCGACCCTCGAATCCGACTACTTCCCCCTGCCGCCCGGCGTGCACACGCTCGCCCTCACCGGCTGCGCCGGCATCCTCACCTACCGGCCGCTCACCCTCATCTAGGAGACTCGACCATGCGTTACATGATCTTCGACCGCTGGGGCAACCCGCTCGGCGACCTCCCATACGCCATCAAAGCCATCCGCACCAGAGCCACCGACGGCATCGACACCCTCGACATCACCACCATCGGCGAGATCAACAAGGACGAACGCATCGTGTTCAAGGACTCGATGGGCCGTTGGGCGGAATACCTGTGCCAGTCCACCCAGACCGCCCGCGCCGCAGGCATGCCCGTCACCGTCGCCTACTGCACCGGCAGCATCGCCGAACTCTCGCGCACCTATATCGAGGACAAACGCAACCGCAACGCGAACGCCAAAGCCTGCCTCGCCAAAGCCCTCGAAGGCACCCGGTGGGCAGTCGGCACCGTCGAGACCGGCACCCTCACCGGCACCGCCGACCTCAGCTTCTACCACTGCACCGTCCTCGAAGCCATCCAGAAGACCGCCGACACCTACGGGCTCGAAGTCCAGACCGAAGTCCAGCCCGACCCGACCGGCAACCGGATCGGCCGGCGCATCATCCACCTCGTCGAACACCGAGGCTCCGCCAACACCACGAAACGCTTCGAATACGGCAAAGACCTCACCCAAATCAAACGCGACATCGACAGCGGCGACGTCATCACCCGCCTCTACGGGTGGGGCAAAGGCATCGAACAAACCAACGACCAAGGCGAGGCCACCGGCGGATACAGCCGCAAAATCGGCTTCGCCGACGTCAACAACGGCAAACCCTACGTCCAAGACGACCAAGCGCTCGCCAACTGGGGCATACCCGGCCCCGACGGCACCAGACACCACAGCGAGGCAAGCGTGGACTTCCCCGATTGTGAAGACCCCAAGGAACTCCTCACCCTCACCAAAGCGGCGCTCAAGACCCGCGCCACGCCCGTCGTCTCCTACACCGCCGACGTGACCGCCCTCGGACAAGCCGGCTACAGCGCGGAAGGCACGGACGTCGGCGACAGCGTGCAGATCATCGACACCAGCTTCGCCACACCATTGCGCCTCGAAGGCCGCATCCTCCAGATCGAGGAAGACCTGGCCGGCAGCCTCGCCGACACCAAGATCACCCTCGGCAACATCCGGCAATCCTACACGCAGCGCCTCGCCGCCCAACAGCAGGCCCTCGACAAACTCGTCTCCAACTCCGGCGCATGGAACAGCGCCGCCGGCGGCACCGGCCCGTACATGAAGGACCTCATCGACCGCATCAACCAGATCATGAACGCCACCGGCGGATACACGTACCTCAAACCCGGCCAAGGCATCTACGTGTACGACAAGCCCGAAGACCAGAACCCCACCCAATGCATCCACATCGGCGGCGGCTACTGGCGCATCGCCGACCACCAGAAAGCAAACGGAGACTGGGACTTCCGATCGCTCGCCAACGGCAAAGGCATCTTCGCCGACGCGATCTACACCGGCCTGCTCTCCGATGCCGCAGGCTACAACAGCTGGAACCTCGACACCGGCGACTTCAAACTCTCCGCACGGACGACGGTCGGAGGAAAAACGGTCGACGCGATCGCCGGAGACTCATCGTCGGCAGCGCTCGCCGCAGCGAAGAAGTACGCCGACCAGATGAAGCGTGAGTCCGACCAGACCGACCTCGACAACCTCGCCGCTGCCAAGGACTACGCGCAGGCGAAAGCCGAAGAGGCCCGAAAGAACGCGCTCGCGTCCGCCTCGACGGACGCGACGAACAAGGCGAACGCGGCCCTCGAAGCCGCCAAGAAGGCGGCGCAGGCGTACGTGGACGCCTTGGACGAGTCCCTTGGGCAGAAGAGCGTGTTCGACCGGCTCACGAACTACGGCAAGATCCAAGGCCTGTTCATGCAGAACGGCAACCTGTATGCCAACGCGTCCTACGTCAAGTCCGGCGTCCTGGACGCGAACCTCGTCAAGGCGGGCATCCTGACCGACAAGAAGGGCCTGCAGTACTGGGACATGACCACCGGCGAATTCCGACTGGCCGGAACCAGTACCATTGCCGGCAACAAGGCGAGCGACCTCGCCACCACCACGGCGGCGCAGCGGCTCACCTCCGAAGCCGAGGCGGCGGCCAAGAAATACGCCGACGGCATCGGAACGGACACGCTCACCTCAGCCAAGGCCGACGCCGCAAGCAAAGCAAACGCCGCGCAATCCGCTGCGGCCGCCGATGCTACCAAGAAGGCGAACAGCGCGGAAGCCAACGCCAAGAAAGCCGCCTCGACGGACGCGACGAACAAGGCGAACGCGGCCCTCGAAGCCGCCAAGAAGGCGGCAGCCGACGGCGACACCAGCACGCTCGAAGCCGCCAAATCGTATGCCGACAACACGGCCACGAGCCATGTGAACACGTTCGAAAAGTCGCTCACACAGCAGTACATCTTCAACAAGCTCACGAACAACGGCCAGCTGCAGGGCCTGTATATGAGCGGAGAATTGCTGTACGTCAACGCTACGTACCTGCGGTCCGGCATCATCAGCGGCGCGAGAAGCTACTGGAACCTCGACACCGGAATCTTCAGCATGAGCGACGCGAACGGAGTCGAAACGGTTCATCTCGACGGCAACGGCAGCCACAACACGCTCACCGGCACCTTCCAGACTGGCACGTCCGGCTCACGACTGTGGATGAGCCCGAGCTTCAAGCAGACACCAGTCGGCGGAACCGCCGACATCACCGGCGCCGGCGTCTCGTTCATCCACGCAACCACGGCGGCGCAGCATCCATACATCGCTGCCGAGTCCACGAATTCCGAACTGGGCGAGATCTCGACGCTGACGTTCAACGGCGGCCGTCGGGCGGACACCGATCCGGGCGCCTTCGTGCGAGTTGGCAGCACGAAAAACAACAACAACAAGAAAGAGGCTATATTCCAAGCGCTCGCCTTGCGCGACTACAGCGTGGCGTCCAGTGACGCGAAAAGCTCCGGCGCGAGACTGGTGTCCCTCGCCTCTCCTGCGACCGACGCTTTGGACACATACGCGGAGATCGCATCATGGGATCCGAACGGCGTCGTCGGTGTAAAGGCTGACATCAACACGGGATACCTCTACATGGGTGGTTTTCTCGGAGGATACACGAACCGTCACACGTTCGTGGGATCCGCGGCATGGCAGGCATGGAAACCGAATGGCGGATCAATATCGGTCGGCGCAAGCGTCTCCGTGCACTTCTCCACAGGGTCCCCAGCCAAATACGGAAGATACTACGCCGTCGCAAACGCCGATGGCGAATGGGGTGGCATCGTCATGCATGTCAAAAACACCGGAGGCCAATCGGGATGGGACATCCAACTGTACAACGCTGACCGAAACCCTTGTTCGGTCACGATGTGGTGCGAGACGCTCGGATGGCTCGTTAAATAAGGACGGTCGAACATGAAACAAACCATGACCATGAACGACGGGAACATCATCGTCAACTGTGACGAACCCGTCAACGGATACCAGCAATTCGTGTTCTCCCCAGGAACCATTGCATCCTGGACGGCACTGCTCGGACTTGGATCCACAGCCGAAGCAGTCGCCGCGATAATGCAAGGCGTCGAGGACACGACGCGATACGATCCGTCAACCGGCAGGGGGGTCTGGACGGAGGCCTATGAAGCGCTCGAAGCGGCGCTGAACGACAGTGCGGCGGACATGTCAATGCTCGCCGATGACGGAACCGTCCAGAACGATCCGCTGACTGTAGCCCGCAACGACACCAGAAAAGGCATGTACCTACCAACCATCCCGCAACAGGCGCAATCGGTATCGACATACGCCCTCGAAGACTCAGACGCCGGAACCGGCATAGACACGTCCTGCGTTGACGCACAGGCGCTTTCCGACCTGCTCTCAGACAAGACGGTTGCCAATGCCATCGACAACGCCGAGGAAAGCTTCTACGCAAGCCTCATGCCGCAACCAATAACCAGATGAAAGGTAGTAGAAAAATGAACGATGACCAGCAGTACGTCAGCTTCGACCGACTCGTATCGCAGAAGCTTTCCGAACAACTCGCCGACGCGAACCGGCAGATCGCCACACTCGCCGCCATGTGCGACATCAAGGACGCGCAGATAGCCGAACTCCGCAGCCAGCTCGAAAACAAGGACGACGGCAATGGCAACGCTTGACGCATTCCGCACCGCAAGCGGCGACCCACTCAAACTCGACTTCGCCAACGACTACGTGCCGGACGTGCGCCTCAACGCCGGCGACATCAACGGCCGCACCATCACCGTCGAACTCACCGACAACGGCACCCCCATCACCGACACCGACGGCATCACCGTCGCGCTCGCCTACAACACCAGTCCCGGCAGCGACCTCGGCGACCGCGTGACCATGAGCGCGGTCAGCGGCGCGGCCACGGCCACGTTCCGCGCGGCGGTGCCCCGCAAGGCGCTCGTCAAGCCCGGACGCATCCTGCTGGGCATCGAGATCAGCAGCGGCGGCCACAAGGTGTGCTCGCGCAACTTCTACGGGCTCGTGGAACGCGCCGTGTTCGACGCCACGTCACCCGACGCGGACGACAAGCTCGGCCGGATCGAACAGCTCATCCTCGACGCCGACAAGGCGACCGGCAGCGCCAACACCGCAGCAGGCAAGGCCACCACGGCCGCGGCGGCGGCGAACACGGCGGCCACGGCCGCGAACACCGCCACGGGCAAGGCCACCACCGCCACCACGAACGCCGACTCGGCGGCCACGGCCGCGAACACGGCGGCATCCAAGGCGAACGGCGCGGCGAGCTCGGCCACCACGGCCGCATCCAACGCCAACGACAAGGCCACGGCGGCAGACACGGCCGCGACCGCAGCGGCCACGGCGGCCGGCAAGGCCAACGACGCCGCATCCAAGGCCACCAGCGCCGCCGGCGACGCACGCGACGCCGCCGAAGCAGCCCGCACCTCGACCATCGAATACGCGCAGCTCTCCGACGACTGCAAGGAAAAGATCGCCGCCAGCGCCAGCGCGGGCGTGGTCTTCGCCACACAGGCCGAAATCGACGAACAGTACGAGACCGTGATCGAACCCGCCCTGGGCGGCGACGCGATCCAGCCCCTCACCCAAGACGACATCGATTGGGCGCTCGACATCATCAACCGATAAACAGGAAGGAGCCATCATGGCGAACACGCAGAAGGTCATGACCTTGGAGGACACCGCCAAGCTCATCGCCAAAGTCCACGCCAACGCCACAGGCGGCGCGAAGTTCGAATACGACAATGCCAAGGGCGAATACGGGAACGTCGCCGCCTACATGGCCGCCCACACGGACGGCAGGGTGTACGGCGTGAAATTCCCCAAATACACGTACAGCAACACGCCAACCGGCGTGAAGACCCGAGACAACGCCAACCTGGCCATCGAGATCAGCACCAACGACAAGGCCGGCCGCGACGACTACGCGCCCCTGAACGCCTTCCGCGTGTGGGACGTGAACGCCACCGTGGACGACGACGGCGTGCCCCACGTCACCGCCATCGACGGCATCGACACCCGCTTCAAACGCGACGGCAGCAACGGCGACGTGTACGTCATGACATGCCCCGGATACTACAAGCTCGACAGCACGAGCACCCACAACGAATTCCTCTACAGCGACACCCAATACGACGGCTACACACCATTGCCCGGCGTGCTGCTGCCCGACGGCAGCAAACGACCATGCCTGTTGTTCGCGAAATACGCCGCCTCCCTCGACTCCCAGCAACGCCCCCTGTCCGTCAGCGGCAAGGAGATCGACCGCGAATTCGGATCCCAGAACCGAGCCATCGACTACGCGCTCAAAAAAGGCAAGGGCTACGCCGGCCGATGCGCCGGCGACAACTTCTACATCCAGCTCATGCTCATGCTCAAATACGCCACCAAAAACTCGGACGTGCTCGGCGGCTGCTGGCAGTACACGCCTCAGACCGCCGTCACCAAGGCCGAAACCGGCGTCAAGCGCGTCATCATCGCCACCAGCAGCGCCGGCAACTTCGACATCGGCAGCACCATCAACATCGGCACCGACAAGGAACGCAACAACACCGGCAACTACAGCGCCGCCCGCGCCCGCACCATCCTGAGCAAGACCAACCTCGACGCCAACAACACCGCCCTCAACCTCGACGGCGACGCCATCACCACGACCACCGCATGCTTCGTCAGCAGCATGCCGTGGAAGACCGGGGCCACCGACAAGCTGCTCGGCACCGACGGCCGCCCATCCGCCGCGTTCGCCGCCAACCACCAACCCATCCGCCTACAGGGCATCGAACTATTCAACGGCATCTACGAGACCGACGCCGACCTCATCGTCAACGCCGTCAAGGAAAGCGACGACAAGGGCCGACTCGACATCTACCGCGTGTTCGACATCACCAAGGCCAGCAAGACATCGACGGCGAACTACACCAAGATCGGCGAATTCCCGGCCCGCACCAAAGCCATCGACAACTCGTGGAAACAAGCCGAGGACTTCACGCTGTCCAACGGTGTGCTCATCCCCACCGGCATCGCGGCCACCAGCACCACCGGCCTGTGCGATGGCGTATACGCCAACCCGCTCACATCCCAAGGCCTCCGACAGGTGCGGCGCTTCGGCGGCCTCTGGGGCGGGGCTGCCTGCGGCGCTTTCGCCGTGTACCTCTCGGACGGCCTCGCGGGTCGCCGGTGGGGCGTCGGGGGCCGCCTTTCTGCGCTCGGTCGCACGAAGGCGTAGCCGCAGTGCGATGGGGGTGAAGCGCAGCGAGGGGGCGAAAGCCCCCTCCTACGTTTCGCAAGCAATCTTTGGGATTTGTGGCGGTACGCCTCCGACGTTCGTGCGCTTGGTGCAGCGCTTCGGCAACCTCAGGAACGGGGCTGCCTGCGGCGCTTTCGCCGTGAACCTCACGAACGACCTCGCGAATCGCAGGTGGAACATCGGGGGCCGCATATCCGGTCAATCCTGTCAACAAACACGATCATTACGCCACAACTACCCTCCACGCCAGCCAGTGAGAGGGCATGCCACGGCCCAGCCGAAAATCCAACCGAGCACCCGGCCGGTACCCGAACCCCTCCAGCAACGGGGAACGCCGGCATAGTCCAGATAGGAAACGCTCTGAAAACCCACTGCAAGAACACCCATTGCGCCACCCCCGCGTTCGTCCGCGCCGCGATCAGCCACTACCTCAAAGGCAAACAATCCCGGCGCGACGTCACCCGCTTCCTCGCCGCCAATCCAGACCTCGACCTGCTCGCCATGCGGATCGCCGACGAAATCCGCGAAGGCCGCTTCCGAGACACGAGGATCACGTACTTCAACCGCATCGAACCGATCAGCAACAAGCACCGCGTCATCGGCCGGGAATCGGTCAGACACCAAATCTACGACCATGTGGCCGTCATGGCGCTCCAGCCGCTCTTCGACGCGAAGGTGGGACGATGGCAGACCGCCAGCATCCCCAATCGCGGCACCATCGACGCGCGCAGGGCAATCAAACGCTGGACACGCGAACGAAGCTCGAAATGGTTCGTGAAGCTGGACGTGCGCAAATACTATCCGAGCATCGACCGGCCGACCCTCAAGAGACTGCTCGCCAGAGACGTCGGCGACCCGATCCTGCTGCGCCTCGTGTACCACCTCATCGACCGATACCAAGGCGACAACGGCCTCAACCTCGGCAGCTACCTAAGCCAATGGCTCGCCAACTACTACCTCAGCCATGCCTACCACTGGATCGAATCGCCGGCCATGACCATCGAACGCACCAGCCGGCGCACCGGCGAGATCACCACCCGCAGGCTCATCACGCACCAACTGTGGTACATGGACGACCTGCTGCTCATCGGCACCTCCAAACGAGACCTCAAGATCGCCGCCCGCCGCATCGTCCATTACCTGCGAGACCGGCTCAGACTCGACGTGCACGAGGAATGGAACTGCAAACGCCTCGACCTCGAACCCATCGACATGGTGGGCTACACGTTCCGGCCCCACGGCCGCGTCAACATCCGCAGCGGCGTATTCCTCCGCGCCCGCCGAACGTTCAACAAAGCCCGACGTCGGCCAATGAGCGTGTTCCTCGCGCGACGCTGCTGCTCCTACTACGGATACCTGCGCAACAGCGACAGCATCCGATACCGGCGACGCCACCGCATCGACCACACCATGCGCCGCGCCACCCGGCACCTATCCACCCAATACAGGAAGGCAAACCAATGCTCCAGACAGTATCCAGCCCCGAACCCCTCGAAGAGGTCAGCTACTACCCGCGCGGCGACGGCCTCGCGGACATCCGCATCCGCCGCAACCTCGCCACCGTCCTGCACGAGGACGGCGATACCGCATGGACGGAATACACCGCCGACGAAGCCTATACCGTGCGCGACCTGACCGAGCAGGAAGCCATCGAACAAGCCGATTCGATATGGCTGGACTGCCTGCAAGCCTCCAAGACCGACAGCGAACGACTCAGCGAACTGGAGGCGTCCAGCCTCGATCAGGACGAGGCATTGGCCGAAATCTACCAGCTCCTCGCAGGAGGTGAAGCATGAGCAAAGCCATGATCCGCGTCTACGCCCGCCTCGTCATCGCCGGCCGCAAGACCATCGACGACGTACCCGAAGCCGGCCGCGAAGCCGTACAGGCATACATCGACGGCCTCGCGGGGGAGGGCGGCGAGTGAACCCCATAGCCCAACAGCTCACCGTCTGGGCCGCCACCGGCATCATCGGAGCGATCGCCGGCTACGCGATCGCATGGTGCCGCAGCCGCATCAAACGCGACGGCGCTATGGACGTGGGCGTGCGCGTCCTGCTCCTATGCGAACTCGAACGCCAGCAACGCGAACTCGTCGCAGGCGGGGCCACCGCTGACAACGAGACCAAGGCCCGCGCCCAGACCGTCTACGACGCCTACCACCAACTCGGAGGCAACGGGCACGGCACCCAAGTCAACAACGACATCCAGAACATGCCGATAGCCCCGAAAAAACCACAGGTTTAGCCCTCGCCGATCCCGGCGGGGGCTATTTTCATGCCCACCCAACACACAGGAAGGATAAGAATTTGGGCAAATACAAGAACAAAAGCAAGCCGATCACCGCGCTCATCGCCGCAATCGTCGCCATGCTGCTCGCCACCGCGCCGGCCATCGCAATGGCCGACATGGTCGGCATCGACGTGTCCGGCTGGCAGGCCGCGAACGTCACCTGCACCGCCAGCTACGACTTCGCCGTCGTCAAGGTCAGTCAGGGCATCGGCTTCGAGAACTCCAGTTGGCGCACGCAGGCCAAATGCGTGACCGACCGAGGCAAGAGCCTCGGCCTCTACCACTACGCAGGCGGCAACAACGCCACCAGCGAGGCCGACTACTTCGTCGCCAAGGCGAGGGACTACATCGGCAAGGCCGTGCTCGTGCTCGACTGGGAGTCCTACCAGAACGCCCAGTGGGGCAACAGCAACTGGGTGCGCCAGTTCGTGCAGCGCGTCCACACGCTCACCGGCGTATGGCCGATGGTGTACGTGCAGGCCAGCGCTCTCAACCAGATACCCAGCGACGTGCGTGCCAACTGCGGCCTATGGGTCGCCCAGTACGCCAGCAACGCGCCCACCGGCTACCAAAGCCGACCGTGGAACTACAGCCTGTACGGCGAGGCCATGCGCCAGTACACCTCCAACGGCTGGATCAGCGGCTACAACGGCCCGCTCGACCTCAACTACTTCCGAGGCGACGCATCCCAGTGGCAGGCCTACGCCAACCCGGCCGGCAAGGCGCAGACCACGACCCCGCCGCAGGTCGAGAAGCCGCCGACCCAGACCGTCGATCTACAGGCCCTCGCCACCGCCACGATCCGTGGCGACTACGGCAACGGCCAGCAGCGGCGCGACGCGCTCGGCGCGAACTACGACAAGGTCATGGCGATCGTCAACCAGCGCCTCAACGCCGGCACCACCACGACGCAGCAGGCCACGACCTCCAACACCACCCGTGTGACCGTTCGCTCTGGTGACACCATGAGCGCGATCGCCACACGCACCGGCCTGTGGCCGCTGTCCAAGTGGAGCGTGCCCAGCGGCAACCTCAACCTGATCTACCCCGGTCAGGTCGTCGCCTACAACGGCGGCGGCAGCACCGCCACCGCCGGCAACGCCCCACCGGCGACCCGCACCGTGACCGTCCGCAGCGGCGACACCCTCAGCGGCATCGCGGCCCGCCTCGGCATCAGCTACACGCAGCTCACCGGCTATCGCAGCGGCAACCCCAACGTGATCTACCCCGGCGAAGTTCTGCATTACTGAGAGCCAACCCGAACCCAACCTAGGAACCTTGCACCCGACACTGGGCGAGGTTCCTAGGTTCCAAATCACAGAATCGAGGACAATATGACCGACGAAAACACCGAACCGAAGACCGCCAGCACGGAGCCGACCGTGCCTGATTGGCTGCTGCCGAACCGAGCCTATGACGTGCTCAAATGGCTCGCGCTGATCGTGCTGCCGGCCATCGGCGTGCTCGTGCAGACCCTCGGCCCCGTCTGGGGCTGGACGTGGGCCGATCCGGCCGCGACGACCATCAACGCCGTCGACCTGACCATCGGCGTCGTCATCGGCGCAAGCACCCTCAAGGCATACGCCACCAAGCACTGACAAAACAAAGCCCCCGAACCCATCGCATTCAACGCGGTAGGCTCGGGGGCTTTTCGTCGTATATGGGGCTAGGCGGCGAGGCGCGTGGCGGCGACCGCCGCCCTCAATCGATCGTCCGGCATGGCGATGTACCGTTGCGTGGTCTCGACCGAGGCATGGCCTAGGAGCTTGGAGACGAGCAGCAGGTCTCGCGTGGCGGCGTAGGTCGTGGTCGCGTACCTGTGGCGCAGGCTGTGCGCAGTCCATCCGTCGCCGAGCAGCGTCGAGAGGTGCCGGCCGATGTAGCTCGACTCGACGTGTCCCGACCATCGGCCGGGGAAGCAGTAGCCGTGGGCGGATCGGATCAGCAGGGCGAGGTCGTCGCCGATCGGCACGATGCGCTGCTTGTCGCCCTTGCCTACGACGACGAGGCTCCAGCCCACGAGGTCGCGCATCACGTCGCGGCTGTGAACCTTCGCTATCTCGAAGCGCCTCAACCCGCATTCGGCACCGAGGCGCAGCATGAGCCGCTCCCCGTCTGTGGCCTTGCGCAATGCGGCGAGTATGACCATGTCCGGGCACGGCCGTGGGTGAGGTTCGGGGCGCTTGACTGTCGGCAGGAACTCGCTCGGATCGCACTCGGATCGGCCGGACACCTTGAGCCATCGGAAATAGCTGACGCAGGCGTTCTTAGCGCCCTTGCGCGTCTCCGGCTTCCAGTCCTTCGCGGCGAAGTGCGCGAGCAGGTCGTCGCCCTCCACGTCCCTCGGATCGCCCTCAAGCGCCCTCGACAATGCGGACAT